AGCCACTACCCACATTGACTGTAATTTCTTTCCCGTCGTCAACTCCATGACAAACCAATGCTCCAAGTCTTCCCAAATTTCTACCAGTACCTTCTTCAACACCTACGACCTCCAAGTCTACAGTTAATGTTGGCTTCCATTTCATCCAATCAGTACTGCGCTTACAGATATAGGGAGCTTCTAATTCTTTAATCATAATGCCTTCAAATCCTGCATTGACATTATCCTTAGCATAACGTTCAAGTTGATCCTTACCTGCCGCAGTATCTAAGTCAACCATAATGTGTGGTAACAATTCAACATTAGGCATTGTATCAATCACGTGCCGAATATGTTCAAGGATATCGATACGTTTACGCAGTTGAGCATTCCAATGTCCTTCACGGAAATCACTTAATGGAATAATATCAAAAACATTAAACACACTATCATCCGCTTGTACATCAGTCTTACGGCGTGCTTGTCGCATCAGTTCTTGGAATGTATTACCAATCACTTCACCGTCTAATACAAATCCGTTAACCAATGCGTTCTGATGTCCTCTAGCAATCTTAATCCAGTTCTCACGCACTTGTTCTTCAATATGTGTAAAGTTATCAAACACTTTGCCATTACGACTGTAGCATACAGTAGTCACATCACCGAAATCACTTGGGATAACAAACATCAATACACGAACACCATCAAGCTTAGGCTCAAGGCGTTTAGTGCCTTTCATCTCAGGACGACCTTCGCTATTAGTAGCGAGTTGACAACCGAATACAGGAATCTCATACTCCGTTTTCTTACAGATTTTATTGATTGTCTTTTCGCTAACACCTGCACGTAAATCTCTACGAATAACAGGAGCACAGAATGTATTCCATTCACCGCTATCAAATCGTTCACTCATTCTATCAATGGCTTCTAGTGCGGCATTACCTGTCAATTGACGATGCCTTAACTGATTAAGTAATGAAATAAACTCATCCCAAGGATTCTCGGCATCAACAATACCAACTGTATCAGGTACTTTACGCACACCGAATGTAACATACGGATTGTATGTAAGTTTAGACAAAAACAAGAAATTATTAGCATTAGTGCTACCAAGGACACTTGCCTCTAATGCTTGTTTGATAACGTCTTCCTTATGCAGGCGGCTATCTGATTCGTTTAGTTTATTAATCCAACTTGCTGACATATTTTATCCTGAGAATGGCCACGCAGTTGTTGCGACAAAAGGTGGTCGGGGTTTAAGTTCTACTGTTTCAATACTCTCATTATACACGTCCTCGTCTATTTTGTCAACTATAAACGGACCCAAAATAGTAATAGTATCCTCTTCAACTTCCCAATTATGATCACCATCATATAGCCAGCCTGCACCACCATCTGCCCAAAGTTCTTCAATTTCTTCTTTTTCTTCTTCGGTGAAACTATCGTCAAACTCAAAGTCTACTGCACATAGGTCCTCAAGTTCGCACCCCCAACCAATACTAGGATCGACAGAATGGTATCTATCATCACTAAAGGGCAACTCGGACTCGTCTTCTACAAATCCTTGACCCCATCGATACAGTTCAGTAACACTCCAACCACGGATATTACCTTGTTCATCTTTACTATAAACATCATAGTATGCTTCTACTGATTTTTTATCAGCTGGTTTGATACGATATAAGATAGCCATTATTTTGCCTTACGTTTATTACATTCTTCGGTTACTTCATTGGGCACTTGTTCATATGTATCTAGTTTAGAACATTGATACTCTAGGACAACATAGTCAGGATCGTCTGTACCCTCTCGTACAAACCAAACCATTCCTACGACTACTAGTATTGTGATAATTATTGTTTTAATAGCTTCCATGACATTGGTCCTTAAGTAGTATGCTATTTAGTTACTACTCGCTATCTCTCATAATAACAGAATCAATTTTTGTTGTTAATTTATCTACATCCAAATCATGTGCAAGATAACCCTCATACAGACAGTTATCATATCCTACACTCGGTGCTTCTTCGGGTCCTTTACTATTCATAATATAAGCCATAGCAACAGAACCATCATCTAATACTACGTTAATTTTATTGTAATAGTGCGGGTAACCTTCTAATCTATCTAATGCACGTTCACACTCGGGTGTAATTTTCCATAACACACCTTCCATTGCACTACCAGGAACAAGGTCAATATCTGCATGGTATCTAAACCTTAACTCAAAGTTAGGCAATACGCAACGACCGAGACTGACTGCGTTTGGGCAACGATTAGTCATCTCGGCAACGTTTGTATTCATACCATAGGCAAAATAGTACTCGTTCATTACCAACTGCTATTGTAAAATACTTTTAGTCCTAGGAAAACTTCGGCTTTAGCATTGTTTACAAACTCAAGGTCTTGTTCATAATAATGATTGTCTGCCGGACTACCAAAGAAGAAACCTTCTGTATCCGGAAGTTGACCAGTACGAATATCACGTTCAAGGTTATCCAAGTCATCCCATGTTAGTTCAAGTTCAATGCCGTTAAATATAGGCCAACCAACACTTTGTCTTGGACGACCTTTACTAACCCAAAGTTGTTCCATCCAACCATGCAAGTTAGGATGCTTACGCCAATACGCAAGTTCGTGCGGTTTGGTAACTGTATCACTTTCAAAATCATTTGTTGTTCCGTCAAACTCTGCGGTTTCGTAGAATTCATTGTATTGCCCTCTTTTTTTAGCAACATAAGCATACATATCTAGTCCCATAATATCCTCCACCTTTTTACGTTTATATTTCATTTAGTCTGGTCAACAGTTACCTGTTTAACTTTTTCTACACCATTGTCTGCCATTTTAGCAATACCACTAAAGCCAACTGTTGAGACAACAATACCAAGAACAAAGCCTACTAATAATTTTGTCATACTTCTTCCTCTAAAACATCAGTCATTTGTTGAACCATATCGCACATACTACTAAAACAAGTTGGGCAAAATGATACTGGGATCATTCCAAAGTATCCTTGTACTCCACCTTCATCGTCAGTATATGTACAACTACACACATTGCATTTGTTTTCTTCCATTTTCAAATCTCCGGAAATTCGAACTTTTGCCAATCTTCGGCAAACTCTTTTTCTAACACAGTTGCCGCATCCGTGTAACCATGATTGACTAATGTTTGTTTACACTCGTCAATAACTAATGAAAAAAATGTACGATAGGCCTCATCAGCATTTTCTGCACCTAGCCATTTAGGCCAGGGCTCACCTTTAAAGTCAACATACAATCCTGCTTCGTTTGAAAGCTTTTTAAAAACTTCGTTCATCATTAGATTCCAAAACGTTGTTTCAATTGTCCTACGCAATCTCTACGGAATGCATCTTCAATTTGATTACGATAATCATCATAACCCGGACTCAATGTTTCCACAACATTGATACATTCTTTTGCAATCAACAATGCAAAAGTTTCTGGATCAAAGTCATATGTATAAGTGGATTTATTTCCACCATCATCAATTTCAACATATCCGCCAGCTTGTTTGAAAAGCAGTTCTATTGACATATTCATACAATCACCTTTACACGATTAAGTTGGGTAGTGTTATCTCTATAACCCTTAACAGTACCATAAATGTCATACATCTTGCCTACTTCTAATTCTTTTTTGTAAGCAAAGAAAACAACTTGGTCATCACTATTGATACCGGTTACAAAATTCACATTGTAAGTTTGTGAGAATACCGATCTCAATACTTCAATACTCGTTGATACTTTTTTACCAACTGTACCAATCAAACCACCAGTAGCAAAGTTAACACGCTGGTCTACTGTTTGACGTACTACACCACGCTCATAGCAACTTGGCAAGCTTGCAATAACTGCCAAATCATATGTGCTTGTGATAACATCACGATTGGCAATCAACATTGCGGTGTTGTCAAATTCACTGAGGCGTTTGCCTTGCAAGATTTTGAAAGTGTATCCTTGATAGAATGCACGAACCTTTACACCTTGCTCACGGTCCTCATCATTAATACCTGATTGGTCCACCAACAATCGTTCAACAAGCATACGATTGGATAACTTTGTAAGATCAGGATCTGATTCGGAAATCATGCTCAACTTGATATAACTTCCGTTGATACGTTGAGCCGCACATGCCGCACTCCACACATCATCAGCATTGTGATTAACCGTAACCTTTTGTGTTCTAGTTTTAGCACGATATGGAGTAGAATCATCAGCATGACCCATACGTTGAATTTGACGACTAGTCATATTTGATACGTTAGCAAATCCGTGCATCATTCTCTCCTTAAGCAATTTCAGAATCATATTCGTAAAACGTGACTGACGGATCCAATTTTTTCAATTGTTTAGCGGCACTCATCAATTCTTTGTAACGTGCTTGAACCATGCTACGTGGAAGTTCACCATCGCAAGTTAACATTTCGGGGCTCAAATCACTGTCGATTGAATCAGCAATACTTTGACGATCTTTAGCATTTTGCAGGCTGAGTGCCTTGCCACCAAAGAGAGTAGCAAAAGAGTTTTTACGATCCAGATATGTTGTTAGTGCTGACATTTTGTTTCCTTTATTTAACTGTTTAAGATTCTATTATATACCCAAAACCATTTATTGTCAAATTTAAGAACCAGTTGATACAAACAAGATTTCGGGACTGATTGAACTTTGTTTAAAAGCCTCGATAAAAATATGATGGTTGTCACCGCTTTCACGGATGAGAGTGTCAGCCGCAATGTACAATGATGCCCAAGTAGTACCGTTGATTGCAACCTCGTGATCGCCGGAACCATATGCACGATAGATCACCTTTGTAGCACCTACAAAAGGATGAACTTCGTTCAAATTGTCAATCTCAAAGATTGACCAAACGGCCGACAAACCCAATTCACTACGGGCAGTGTCAAAATAGGCAAATTTTGTATCAAAATCTTGGTCTGTCAATGTAGTCATTTTTTGTCCTTTATCTAACTGTGTAAGATTCTATTGTAGCAGAATACCCATTTATTGTCAAATTTTAAGCCGCTAATCTTTGTTGCGTTTTTGCAACATTATCTTGGACCAATTGCTCAAATCCTGCGTTGGTCACTGGGTAACCCTGTGCTTTGAGCATCTTTTTAATATGGGGTTGAATGAAGCCTTTGCTCTGCAAGATTGTTAGTGGTGACTCACCTTTTTCTAAGCGACCAAAGTATTCCTCAACTGTGAAGTTTTTTGTAAGGAATGTAAGGAAACTTGCTTTGCTACCTTTAGCATACTTGAAGCGGGCTATGAATTTGTTAGTACCTTCGGGTGTAAAATAGTTCACATATTCTGTACCAGAAAAACGATCTTTGCTAAACTTAGTCATTTTGAGTCCTTTAGTTAACTGTCTATGTATGTATTATATACCCAAATCCATTTATTGTCAAATTTCGGCATTATCAACTTGGTCTTTGTGGAAGGCCCTAGCGTCGGCTTCATTGTCGAATGTTTCTAATACATTCATACCACCGAGAGGATGAGGGAACCAAACAAGCCATTCTGAACGGTCCTCGTCATACGTACAATAAAGTTCTACTTTTTCAGTCATAATCAACTCCGTTATCTAACTGTCTAAGAGACTATTATAGCAGAATATCCATTTATTGTCAAATTTTGGCTATTTTTGTGAATTTTTTTATTATTGCTTCTCTTTCTTTTTTTTGTTCTTCTATTTCAGCCAATTTCTTTTGTTTTTCAGCTTCTTTTTTAGCCTTACGTCTTAGTCGGTCTTCTTTGTCTTTGCGTGTTTTACTCATAGGTTTAAAATCATATTTGTATTTTAAACCATCAGCTTGTTGTATGTTTTGTTCTACTATATGACGCAAATCTTCTCTACCGCAAAGTAATCGTTCCCTGCATAAATCTACATTGTCAATCATTAAATCAACACCATAAGT